GTGATCTGCCGTCAACTATCTGGGAAGTAGTCCCCTATTCCTTTGTCGTTGACTGGTTTGTGAATGTGGGACCTTGGATTCAGGCAGTTACGCCTAAGCCGTCGGTCAAAATTGCGGGAACATGGTGTACCGTTGTTAGTAAGCGTGAGGATAAAATTTCCTCAGGCTCACTCCGCGATACAATGTTCCCCTCCTCATCACCTGGTGAGATCGGGTCATCTGTCCGAAAAATGGACATAGTGACCCGAACCATCAATCCAGTCATGACGTCAACCCCGGTGTGGAGACATGATAATCTCTCTACACTACATTCCATCGATGCTACGGCGCTTGCACTCGGAAGAGTAATCTCCGGGTTAAAGTCGTTTGCGCATTGATGGGTAACAAACGGCTATATGCCGAGGAGGTAGTAAATGGGACTGAAAACAATGTCCTTAGCAGCAAATGCGACATCAGTCAGTGCGACTGGTGGCACTGCCCTCGTTTTCGCCGATGATGGCGTAACGATCTCCAATGGTGTTCATCTGATAGTACCCGCAGATGCGGACTATCAGACAAGAAGGATGGTTACGGCGAAATATCGCCCGCCATCTCTCGATGTGAAGACCAACGTTTATGGTAAGGACAAGAAGAGCATTAGTTTGGCTCTTCCTATGGTTCTTACCAGTGGCCAAGTCGTGTTTAACACGATAAGACTTGAACGTGAAGTCCACCCGTCACTTCCGGCGGCAACCGCAGCGGAGCTTTGCAGCCTCGGTGCTCAGTTGCTTACGGATTCTGACGTGTTGGGCTTCTGGGCGAACGGATCACTTTCGTGATTTCGTAAGTCGGCTTCACTAAACTCATTGGAGGCTGAAATGGCAAAGTGCCAACCAAAGACGACGAAGAAGTTTTCCGTCGACCAGTTGATGACAAATGTTGCATCAACCCTCGTCAGAGACTTCCAAGCCAACCTATCTGATCCCTGTTTTTGCAGTGACTACCAGATGGCTTTACGATCTGGTAGTCCTGCAGAGATCAGACGGATGGTTCCTGCACCGACGGACCAAATGAATGTCGCAGAATTTAAAGCGACATATCAGTTGCAGTCGGTTTTTAAAAGGTATAGATATCAAAATGATATCTACAGCGATGATGAGTTAGTCGGTAAGGCTATAAAAGCCTTCGAGGAGACTCAAAATCGGATCGCCACACTCGACTTGAGTGCATTGCATGCAAAATCACAATGCATTCTTGATCTTGCGGCGGTTTACATTGCCAAAGTTTTAGGCAAGTACGACGGTGAAGAACACCGTAACCTTTGCAGATTTGGAAGGAAGGCCTCGGTTGGAGTTTCCGCGCGTCAGGCTTGTTTAGCTGCGCGTTGGGAATTGCCGCTGTCCGGGTCTGCGAATCAAATCTCATGGTTTGACTCAGAAATGAGTCAAGATGTTGCTGTCCAAGACTATTGGGCACGACAGCAAGAGAGTGATCTTCCGGGAAACCAAAGATCCATCTATCAGGAGACAGATTCCCTGACACTGACGCTAGTCCCGAAGACGTTTAAATCTCTGCGTGCGATCATGCCAAATACGAGCATTGGCTCATACATGAGCTATGGCCTTGGCGAAATGCTACGTAAGAGACTGCGACGGAAAGGCTATGATATCCGAACGTTACAACAACGTCATCGGTATCTAGCTCAATTAGCAAGCCAGAATAATCTTCTGGTTACTGCTGATTTGTCCAGTGCTTCCGATTCTATATCGGTTGCTCTGGTTGACAGACTGTTCCCTGCTGACTGGTTAGAAATATTACACCAGTCTAGAATTGGGAAAGTTTGTTTACCCAACGGTTCCTGTATTGAAAGCAAAACTTTCTGTACGATGGGAATTGGGTATACATTTCCGCTGCAAACGTTGGTCTTCCTTGCTCTTCTTTGGGCGATCCAGGCGCGCCATTATGGACGCCAGGATCATAGAACCATTAGCGTATACGGTGACGATTTAATTTATTCGTCCCGGATGCACGCTGAAGTGGTTCGCTTCTTTGAGGAGTTTGGCTTCGTGATTAATCTTGATAAGACCTTTCACGAGGGCCATTTTAGGGAGTCCTGTGGTGGTGATTACTACCACGGGGTGGACGTCCGCCCATTCCAGCCTAGGAATGGGTCGGCATTTGTAGGTGCAAAAACCTACGAGGCCATACTCTACAAGTATGTCAATAGTCTCTTGACACGCTGGTCTGAGTATGAAATCGGTTTGAATCTTAACTATCTCACCGCTCAGTTGGAGTTCGTAGTGGGCAAGGTAAAACTTGTTCCCTGGAACTTCCCTGACGATGCGGGAGTTAAGGTCAATTCTCTACACTCTAAGTTTGCATTCTTAGAGTGTTCGAGTCTTGCGTTACCAAAGTGTTTGGGCAATGGCGTCTACCGATTCTCTTACCTCAGACTCACGTCTGAAGAGAGAGAGGAGAAACGCCATGAGCCCTACCTCTGGAACGCAACTCGTGGATTCGATTCATCAAGTACTTTCTATTTTGATGGAATTCGTGATCCAGAGCTTCCTAACGTGGTGCAACGCATTATAAATCGCGCTGTTAACGTTAGAGAAGTTACCTCCGAACTTGTTGAACGGGAGGTAAAGCCGACACAGATGATCCGAGATTTCTCAGGTCATCGCCTACGCCGAAAGTCAACCTTTGTGGCTATTAGCCACACTGGGCGATACACGCG